AATATGAGTTATCAGTGATGTTGGTTAATCATCACAATAAGACCCATGGGCAGTTTATATCACTGAATAAAGAAATGATTAGGGGCGGTAAGACCTTTACCGACTGGTTGAGTAATGTGGTGCAAATAGCCGATAGCGAGCTGGTGGATGATATGCGCGTATTTAAAGTAACTAAGGTCCGTAGCGGAAATAGTGATACCAGAATGGTGGCCCAGGGGATTATGTGGGATAATGATAATCTGATATTTAAGGATCGAACGGTGCTGCCTAATAAAGAAGAGGTGTATTATGCAGATCCAAAAGAGAGTTTGGAAATTAAATTGTGGAAGCAGATTTGTTCGTATGCCGGTGTAGGCAAGGATGTTAAGTCAAATGAATTTAGTAGGGGTCAATTTGCTGTAATAATGGAAGAATTAGGCTTTGAAGGACCGGCTTCAGTAACTAGATATTTAACCCGTCTTGTAAACCTTAATTTGATTGAAAGGGGCAAAACAGGGCAGTTTTTTGTGGTAAATAATGCTATTTTGGCCAAAGAACTCTAGGGTGCGTATAGTTGATCATATTGATCATTTGTTAAAGGTATTATTACAAATGATTAAAATGATCATACCTAGGGACCCTATAAGGGGCAAAAACAGCGTTTTTTGCCCCCCCTCTAAAGATATTATGTATAATTGATTTGAGCGAATTTAAGCCATTTTTCAACCGCTGCAAATTATCACCGGAGGGTGACAAGATGTGCCCCTGGGCCATAGCTCGCGATGATGGCGATACCTGGTGCAGTATGGTTGAAGGTTGGTACCATGATCTTAGTATAAAACACCATAATAAGTGCTTTTTAAGACTTCAAGCTCGCGACAAACTTTCATTTAGAAATAGAATGTTACGCTTGGAAGAAGAAAAAGAAAATTCAAAATCCAATTCAAAATCCTAAAAAACCCAAAATGGTATGAACAAAAATATTAGAAAATAGGTCCTCAATTTTCCAATTTTGCCAAATTGGACCTATGGCCAATTAAATTTCGGGATTTAGCAGTCTATGAAATATAGTGCCCTTGCCAGGTATCACCATCTACTATATCTATATTATATTCATCTACGATCTTTTGAGGTATCGACTTTTCGCAACAAATACTTATAAATCCATAATCGTCTTCTACGTTAATAGATATTTCCCCATATTTGCTTAATACTTCATGCATTTTTTCAAAGTATTTCTTTTTATTCTCTATTCTTTCAAATATATCTTTAAAGCTAGTGCAGCCATCATAACCCCATTTACCTCTAAAGATTATTTCATAGTTGTATTTCATTATCTTATCCTTTCTAGTTTAATATTATATTGTCATATAAGCCGGGTGGTAGATAGGCATCATCCCATAATATGGATCTTGTCGAATGTGCCATTTAACTACCATGCTGCCCCGGCTTTTCGTTCATTTAGAACTCATCAGTACGACTATTTACTTTCCTTCCTTTTTTAGTTGATTTTAAATGGAATAAACTCTATTTCGCCGTCTTTTAGATCGTCGGGGGTCATTTCATGGAGTTTCATTCCTTCCGTTAATTCCTTTAATATTTGTTTCATTTCCGGGTTACTTCTAAGTACAAAGCAGTCTAAGAAACAAATTTGATTGCATTTCGGATACTTGCTCCATAGGTAAAGTAGCAACCAGGGGTTGTTATCTTTGACTTCACGCATTGTTAGCATCTTAGTACCGGTTTTGTTGCCGAGAATACTAAACTCTAACTCTCCGCTGTCTTTTTCGAGTTTTTGTATGTATATCATTCTCTTTTCCTTTCTTTTTTTTATTTTTCATTTTCATTTTCAATTTTTCAAAAAAGTCAAAATGGTATGGGGCAAAATATTAGAGAGATAGACCCCAAATCCTTCATTTTCCTTAATTTTTCAAATATCCTGGCCAGTCATACACAAAACCTACACCGGCCCAAACCAGCACCGGCCCACCGGCCCCGGGCCCAAAATACCGGCCATTATACCAGCATATAAGCACGGCCACCGGACCCCGGCCATAGATCCGGGCCTAACGCATGGCCACCGGCCCCGGATCTACACCGGCCCAATGTCCACCCAGGCCCAAAAACCGCGCTGTAAGGCCAAAAAAAAGGCCCCAGGCCCCTAGTATAAAACTAGGAACCCAGGGCCGCGCGGCATGCTTTCAAAAACTATTTAATATCAAATCCTATCGTTTAAAATACTTATTAATATGCTTACCCGCTCATTCAATCTATTAATTTCATTTAGGATTTTTATTTTTGAATATTTTTTATGGTTAAATTCATATAATCTAAGTTTATCGCATTTCTTGCAATAGCCGCACCAATAGCCGCCTTTTCGTTTAAAAGCATTTTCTTTAGTAAGTAAAACTTTGCATTTTGGGCATATTTTCATTTATACACCCTAACTATAGCCAGTACTAAATGACAGGACCAGTACACAGCGGCCAAAAATAGCAATACAAAGCCGGATTTGCTTATTTTGTGCATATATCCATCCCTTGCCAACATTTGTTCTAAATAACCTCGTCCCAGTCGATAGACTCGGCAAAATAATCCTTTACCCACTGGGCCCAGTCTAGATTGGTAATTTCTTTTACCGCTCCATCGTACCAGTCAATAAATGAGTATTCAATCTTTCCATCCTGATAAAATCGTATTTCATCGCTAGGACCTCCCCAGCTCAACTGATACCTATAATATCCGGTTTTTTGATCACCGAACGTATTCGGCTCTACATAGCTAAAATCCAATCCATAATCGTAAAAGTTGCCAATGTCTTCGTTTACGTTTTCCAGGTCCCTAGCTTCCATTGCAGCGCGAAAGTCTTCGGCCCTACCTTCGAGATGGCCACTTATACGCTCTTCACAAGTTTTATTTTGATCATTCATAATACTATTCCTTTCATTATTTAATGCAGCTTATAATTCACATTTTTTACTTTACCATTCCAACATGCCCTGCAATCAACACATTTGTTATCCTGCTTACTGGCTGGACATTGAAAACTTTTGCTATAACCTACTGTTGAGCTGTTTAAGTCTGTTCTTGGTGCCTTGGTGCCCACCATATGCGCTGAAAGTCTAACTACCAGGTTAACAGGAAATTCCCCGTATTTAGCGCAGTAATCATTTACAATTTTATATTCCCTTGTAGGTAACCAATGTTTAATGGTTGGTGTAAGTTTGCAAACTTCGACAATTTGTTTTAGGTGGTCTATACTTTGTAGGTCCCCGGAGTCATGCCAGCGGAAAAAGTTAGGATCAATTCCCGGCCCGGTTTGATTATTGACTAGGTGGGCCATAGCTTCAATCCATTGATTATTGCTTAGACTATCCAGGGCCCTATACATTTTAGGTAATGTAGTTTTAGCGAAACGATGATAGTTACCCTTTAATGCATAGCAGCCAAAACAAACACTATTCGGTATATCGCGTAATTTTGCGCCGGTGATGCATTCAGCAGCCGGTAGGTTATAGCCTAGGCATGGCATTTTAGAAGGTCTAGACAAACCGGCTGTAATTTTATTGGCTTGTGTTTTATTCATTCTCTAACTCCATGGCAAATTGCTCCGCCTCCTTTTTAGTCTTAAACAGATCTCGGTGAATGTCTCTATCCTTTAGCTCCTCGAACGGTTTGATATTTGTGTTTGATGATACTTTTATAATATTGACATGAGACCTCGGTAACTTATTCCAACGATCTATTATTGTATTTTCTACTATGTACATATTTAATATCCTTTCCATTGTGTAACATAAAGTAATACTAATATATAGTATGTGTCAAGAGTTGTTACAAATAGTTGATTCATAACGAATTTGCGGTATCCGAACGGGCCAAAAAATATCCAGCGGATGGATGTTAGTTGATTCTTGTCAATATCTGGCAATAGTTTACGGCATGCCGTCGGTAGAATGTTGATTAACTCATTCAAATTTTGTGTATGTTCCGTGTATGGTCCCCGGTACACCAAGGACGAAAAACCCCGTCGTGGGATAGCGTCTCTAAAAATTTCCTATAAGAAGTAACAAATCATGTTACAAACCAAGTAACATATCATGGACTGGTACAACATAACCGACCTGGAGAATGATCGACTCTTATCTGCCATAGATCACGCCGAAGATGCAGCAATGAAACTGCATGTCTTCCGCACCGGCCTAATCCCCGACCACCTACGCAAATACCAGCAAGCTGGCAATATGGCCTTCGACATTCTATCGGAACGCGAGATGCAAGTGTTCTCATGTCGATTGATCGGCCAGACATTCCCACAAATAGCGGAAGCTCTGGAAATCAGTGTAAGCAGCGTAAAAACCTACTGGAGAAGGGCCATTGCTAAGTGTCGGTGTAATCTTGACAAGTATATGTGATGGCAGACCTTGCGAAGTTCACAAGTCCTGACCCTGACAAAATACAGATGTTAGCATCCTTTGGCTGCTCGATTATTGAGATAGCCAAGTATTTCAGGATTGACGAAAGTACAGTCCGTAAGAATTACAAGGATGAATTAGAAACTGGCCGCGAGTCACTGAAGGTGAAAATAAGAACGCTACAGCTAAAATTTGCCGAGAGGGGAAATACAGCATTGCTTATATGGCTGGGTAAACAATATCTTGGCCAGACAGACCGAAAGGAGATAGACCTTATTGGTAATCTGGAGTCGGTGTTAAAGGAGTGCGGTTTTGAGG